GCGGAACGGCGGGGGAAAGACTTGCCGGAAACGCTGAAAGCGGTGCTTCTTATGCAGTCCGGATCAGGGGGGGCTGTGACGGAGGAGGAAAGGGCGCTTTAGTGCAGGAGGACAAGAGCGGAACGCTCGGCACCGGCAACGACCAGACGATTTTCTGTTTACAAGGGAACGGGATTGACCGCGCAGACACCGCTGGATGCAACGGGAAAGGCTGGCGGGAGGACACGAGTTATACCTTGAACACCATCGACCGACCGGCGGTCTGCGCGGGAGTAAGATGCCTGACACCGTGGGAGGCACAAAGCGCACGGGTGTATGACCAAGATGGTGCATGGCATAGTTTAAACGCCAATGAAAACGGTGGCATGGCGCGGGACAGCGTATTGTGCGCCGGGTTTAAGGCTGGACAGGGCGCACAGGCGGGCGGCATCGGGTACAGTGAGGAAGTATCGCCCACGCTGACGGCGGCACCCAGCGGGACGAACCAAACCCCGGCGGTGGTTGCACTGGATATGTCGCACGCCTGTGATGTCATCCGAGACTGCGGCGAGATCGCTCCGAGTTTGCAAGCCCGTATGGGAACCGGCGGCAACCAAGTGCCGCTTACATACCAAGATGTGACAGGTACGCTTTCGCCCGGTGCTCATTCTGGGAGCTATAACGGGCAAGACGCATACAACGATATGCTGGTGTGCGGGGCAACACCGGAGGTGGCACACGCACTGCGGGCAAAGGCTTCCTGCGCATACCGGGAGGACGCGGAGACATACCCGGTGCAGAACATGGTGGTGCGACGCCTGACCCCGATGGAGTGCGAACGGCTGCAGGGCTACCCGGACGGATGGACAGACATCGGCGAGTGGATGGACAGCAAGGGCAAGCGCCACAAGGATGCGGACAGCCCCCGGTACAAGGCACTGGGCAATTCCATCGCATTGCCGTTCTGGGACTTCCTGGCAAAGCGTATCAGCGCGCAATATCTTCGCCCTGTTACGATGGGCAGCCTGTTTGACGGCATCGGCGGCTTTCCGCTGGTGTTTGAGCTGCACAACGGCAAGGGCGCGGCACGCTGGGCAAGCGAAATTGAGGAATTTCCTATCGCCGTGACGAAACTGAGATTTGGGGAGGATTGACATGACCACATTACGCATGATTCCCGGCATTACATACACCCGGAAAAACCTTGAAGCACTCACCGGTATGCCGGACAGAGAGAACCGCCGGATGATACGGGAGCAGAGGCGGCAGGGTGTGCCTATCGTTGCCATGAAAGACGGCGGCTACAAGCTGGCGGAAACGGAGGAAGAAAAGCAAGCCTTACTTTCCATGTACCGCAAGCGGGCATTGGACGAGCTGGGGACATACCGCCGCCTTGCCAGAGCTATGCAGGTGGACGGGCAGATGGAGATGGGAGGCGGAAATGGCTGAACTGCACTTTACCATACCCCTGCCGCCGGTTACAAAGAAAAACAGCCAGCGCATTATGCACAGCAGCAAGACAGGGAAATCGTTTATCATGCCGTCGCAGAAGTACATCGACTACGAGGCAAAAGCTGTGTGGTACTGCAAAAAGGCTGGTGTGCATGAGCCGATCGATTATCCAGTGGAGGTTAAATGCCTGTTTTATATGCCCACCAAGCGGCGAGTGGATTTAACCAATCTGCTGGAAGCTGTTGACGATGTGATGGTCAAGGCGCGTGTGCTGCTGGACGATCACTGCGGCATTATCGTCAGTCATGACGAAAGCCGGGTGCTGTACGACAAGGAGACCCCACGGACGGAGGTGAGCATAACCGCCTATGAATGATTTTGACTATGACATCGTGCAGAAAAAGCGTGTTGCAAGAGGTGCGTTTGCCCATGTAAACCGTAAGCGTGGGAAATGCAGATTGCCCAGTGACTATCTCACTGCGGCGCAGAAAAAGGAGATGAACGGAGCGGTGAAAACTTACAACATCACGCGGCCTATGCCGTTGGCTGAATTCAAGGGAATGCCGGACGACCTGCAGCGAGAATACCTGCGGAATATGCAGAGTTGTGGAGGGGCAGCTACATACCTTGCAGACGAGATGGGCTGTTGCAGCGCCACCATCAGAGAATATGGAGAAAAGCTGGGCGTGCCGTTTGTGCGAGGTGGTCGGAACCTTGACTTGTGGCAAAAGAAACTATCGGAGTGGCACACAGCCGAAGTGACGGCAGCAGAAACGCCGGAGAAGCAGACCGACGAAATTGCCCCACCCGCAAGGGGTGCAGAGCTGCTGCACGCACGGCTCACTATCCGGGGAGACCGGGAAAGCGTTTTGCAAAATCTACGCCTGCTTATGCCGAATGAATGTGAAGTCACGGTTGAGTGGTGAGAGGAGGAGAAAACTTGTGAAGGAGCATATTACCACTGGAGGGAAAACGCTTTGCTGGACTTGTAGAAAAGCGTATGGAGGATGCTCATGGACAGAAGTAGACTACACAAAAGAGGGCTGGCCTATACGCTTTGAGCCGGTAAAGGGATGGAATGCAATTCCGACCAAAAATGAAAAATACACGTCGGTTTTGGTGGTAAGTTGCCCAGAGTACGATCCTGATGATAGAAAGGAGGATACACATGACGGCAGATTTTGCGGGTATGGGGAAGCGCCTGCGGGAGGCGAGGGAGAAGGAACTTATGTCGCAAAATGATTTGGCTTTGGAATCTGGTGTAGCACCATCGACAATCAGCTATATTGAGTGTGGACACAGCACCGCATCGGTGTGGGTGCTGGCACATATCTGTGATGCGCTTGGGGTATCTATGCAATGGATGGTATACGGGAGAGGAAGAAAATGAGCAGAAAGAGCATATTTACAGTTGCCGGAGGTGCGGCCCTTGGTCTGCTGATTGCCGCCGGGATATTGTGGGGGGAGCTGATTGCCGCCGAAGCAGAATATGCGGTGGAGCAAGAGCCTGATTTGCCTCCGGTGGCGGAAGCAATCCGCCAAGAAACGCCACAGGAAGCCGCCTACACGAACGAAAGCGCCATGACCGTGACAGCATACTGCCCCTGTGAAAAATGCTGTGGAGCGTATTCAAACGGCTATACAGCCACAGGAGCGAAAGCCACACAGGGCGTGACCATCGCAACGGACCCGGATGTTATCCCGATGGGTACGGAGGTTGAGATTGATGGGCATATCTACATAGCGCAGGATGTGGGCGGAGCAATCAGCGGAAACCGCATTGACCTGTACTTTGATAGCCACGAGGACGCACTCCAATGGGGTGTTCGGGAAAAGACTGTGAGGTGGAACGATGGAAAGACTGACATTTGATGGGAACTTCTGCGACATTGCGCAGTGCCGGGAGCTGCCTTGCCAACACGGCGGGAACTGCTCACAAAAGCAAGTGTGGGAGCGGCTGAAAGCCTATGAGGACACGGGGCTTGGCCCGGAGGAAGTTGAAAGGTCTAAACTGGAAATCGAAGCCGGATGCGTTAAAGCAATAGCAAGAACATACGGGATTGACATCAATTGTCTACGGAAATTAGCCGAGGCCGACAAGGACGGTCGGTTGGTGCCGTGTAAGGAACTGTGTGGTGCTGTGGATGGGGCAGCAAAGAAAATCCTGACCAGAGGAGGCCGCATTAGAGCCATGAGTGACGCCGAACTTGCAGGACTCTTTTCCCAATTTCGAGTTGACGCATACGGCAGATCGCAGGGTGCAGAGGTCGTTCTGCCCGACTGTATGGAGAGCATAGAAAAGTGGCTGGGGGGGCCCGTGTTTGGGTGTGAGGAGGCGGAGAAAGCATTGGAGGCGAAGGAATGAAACTGACCATTATCTTCAAGGAAGAGTTTGAGGAGTACATGAAAAAGCAATTCGGGGCTTTTACGAATCCGCAGGTATATGGAGTGAAGTCCGTACACATGGAAGGTGGGTATCTATGCTCCACAATTTCGGACACGAAGCGGTGGCGTATGGAAGACATTTCCAGATTTTACTGTGAGGAGGGCTGAAAATGGCGGACTACATTGAACGAGAAGCGATAATGGAGTTCCCAATCCGGAAAGACCGTTGCGACAAGGAGCGCGCGTACGAGCATTTTATCTTTGGCATTGAGTCGGTGCTGGAATATGTAGAGAATCTGCCCGCTGCCGATGTGGCCCCAGTGGTGCATGGGCGGTGGAATAGCATGGACGGTTATAAGACGCGGAAAGTTTGCTCTGAGTGCGGTTGGGATGCCCCTGAGTACGGCAAATTTTACAGCTACTGCCCCAACTGCGGGGCA